GTCTTAAAAAATGTAGTTGCCGCTATCCAATATGCGCCATCTGTTGCTGTTTCGCAGGTAAAGTCGCCTGAAATCTGTATATCTTCTATTGTACTATTCTTATAAGAATAAAACTTATAGTTGCTGTGTACGGGATCGATTTCTGTGTAGTTTGATTTAGTAGTAATGTTTATAGATGGGTTGTAAGGCCAGACAACACCACCTGTATTTTCTAAAAGACCAAACATTGGCGATTTAAACATACTCCATTGTGCGTTTATCCTAACACGCCAATCATCAGGTGCTCCTGGATTCAACTTAATAGCTGTTCCTTGTTTTGCAAAAAGCTCTCCACCAGCAGGAAGATTGATGCCTCTTCCTAGACTAAGTAAGTTATTAAGCATACCTGCTGCAGAACTAATAGTACCCGCCAATCCCATTAAACCACCTGCTAGATTTCCACCTGTGAGCTTTCCTATCGCTCCTGAAATGTCAGCAGTAATATTACTTGTGTTTGCTGCAACAGACTGTAAAGAGTTAACGGCGCCACCTACTTGAGACTGTATCTGTCCACCGATGCCTCCGAGAGCACCAAGACTCCCAGGTATTTGATTACCGAAGTTTCCGAGACCTTGTTTAATATTGCCTGTGAAACTGTTTAGACCGCTGCCAATACCACCACTCTGTTGGTTGACCACTGAGTCTAAGTTGGCCTTTGCCAAGGTATTACTGGCATTGCCCATGGCACTGCTTGCTGCGTTAGAGGCCTCTGAGATCTTAGCACCAAGTTGTTGTACCAATAAGGCCTGCGGGTTTATAGATAATCCTGCCATTTTGAACAAATTTCCTCTTTATACTCTATTTATTCTTAATAAAATATGCTATTATTATAAGTACTAGGAGAATGACATCTAATGACTATTCCAAAAATAAAATATCTAACAAATAAAGATCTCCTCAGAGAGATACACCTTAGTAAAAATACATATTGCAGTTTCGATAAGCCTGAACATCACGAATATGATTTGATACTGCCCAGTCTAGACAAAATCAATATTAGAACTATAGCAGAAGCCAAGAGAAATAAGGCTTCTAAGCTCAGTAAGCGAGCCTATGAAGCTGCCCAAGCAGCAGGTGGCAAAAAACTAAGCCCAAAAGATTTTGAAGTAGATTACAAAAAAGTAGCTAAGGTCGATGTAGTGTTTAGGATCATGACTTTCGAGCATATCCCGTTAGCACCAGGAAGAAAAAAGACTCTTAAAAATACTGCCGACAGCCACGAAAAAATCAACTTTCCTCCATTCCAACATTGGAAGTTTGACGACAACGATAACCTTATCTGCGTAGGTAAAAGCCACTGGAAAGGTGGGCTTGTCAAAGGTGTTTACAGCAAGGACCACGGAAAGATGACTGACAATCTTGCCCGCATGTTCTTGAAGCTCTGTGATCGTTATGCTACTCGCGGCAACGTCCGTGGCTATACCTACAATGATGAAATGAAGGGCCAGGCCATTTTGCAGCTCACACAGATAGGACTACAGTTTGACGAATCTAAATCAGATAATCCGTTTGCTTACTATACTGCTGCTGTCACTAATAGTTTCGTTCGTATCATTAATATTGAGAAGCGGAATCAAAATATCCGAGATGATATCTTAGAAATGAACGGAATGACTCCTAGTTGGACTCGACAAAATAGTGGCAGTTCTACAGCACCAGCAGCACCAGCAGCCCCTGTAAGCAGTGATGATTGGGATTGACTTGATTCAAAAAGAATTGTACACTATTAGTGGAGTAGACAAAATCAATGTTTAAAAAAGTTGCCTGTTTTACAGACATCCATTTTGGATTAAAATCTGGTAGTAGGATCCACAATCAAGACTGCGAAGATTTCGTAGATTGGTTCTGCGAAACTGCCAAACAAGAAGGTGCAGAAACCTGTATCTTCCTTGGTGACTGGCATCATAATCGATCAACGACTGATGTTAGTACCATGAACTATACTGTTAGCAATCTAGAAAAACTAAACAACAGTTTTGATCATGTATATCTGATCATGGGCAACCATGATGAATACTACAAGGACAAACGTGAAATACACAGCCTAGAGTTTGCTAGACTGTTTCCTAATATCACGGTAGTGAACCAAACCATAACTGATGGCGATGTAACTATCATGCCATGGCTTGTTGGTGACGAGTGGCAGAAGATTCCTAAGATCAAGAGCCGTTATATGTTTTCGCATCTTGAGCTTCCGCATTTTTATATGAACGCCATGGTGCAGATGCCAGACCACGGTCAGTTGCAGTCTACACACTTTGCTAATCAAGAATATGTGTTTACAGGGCATTTCCATAAACGACAGACCAAAGGCAATATCGTTTACATCGGCAATGCGTTTCCGCACAACTATGCAGATTCGTTTGATGACGATCGAGGTATGATGCTGCTTGAATGGGGTAAGGAGCCTGTTTATAAGACATGGCCTGGTCAACCCATTTATAGGACCTATAAGCTAAGTCAAATCATTGATACTCCCGACAAGCTATTGCGTGAAAAGATGCATTGTCGTGTTACTATTGACTTGCCTATCACTTTTGAAGAAGCTAACTTTATCAAAGAACAGTTCATGCCACAATATAATCTGCGTGAACTGATGCTTATTCCTGAAAAAGTAGAAGTTGAAAGTAATGCTGTAGCGATAGATCTTAAGTTTGAAAGCGTCGATACTATCGTCATGAACCAAATCAATGCTATCGAAAGCGATACCTATGACAAAAAACTGTTACTGGAGATCTATAGAGACCTATGATAAAGATTAAAAATCTAACAGTTAGAAACTTTATGAGCGTGGGCAACCAAACCCAAGCTATCGACTTTGACCGTGGACAGCTGACCTTAGTCTTAGGTGAAAATCTAGATCTAGGAGGTGATGACTCTGGCGCCCGTAACGGAACAGGCAAAACTACAATCATCAACGGACTGAGCTACGCTATCTATGGTCAAGCCCTAACTAACATCAAGCGTGATAATCTTATCAATAAGATTAACAGCAAAGGTATGTTGGTTACAGTTACCTTTGAAAAAGATGGTGTTGAATATCATATCGAACGTGGACGAAAACCTAATCTTCTCAAGTTTAGTGTAAACGGAGAGGAGCAAGATCTTGAAAATGCCACTGACGAAAGTCAAGGCGACTCTCGAGAAACACAAAAAGCTATCGAAGAAATATTTCCAATGACCCATGAGATGTTTAAACATCTTGTGGCGCTGAATACCTATACTGAACCGTTCCTTAGTATGAAGGCTGCTGATCAACGAGCCATCATTGAACAGCTATTAGGTATTACTCTGCTCAGTGAAAAAGCAGAAAATCTCAAAGAACAAGTTAAACTAACCAAAGATGCTATCAACAGTGAAAACACAAGGATTGAAACTGTTAAAGCATCTAACGATCGCATACAACAAAGCATCGAAGCACTAGAAAGAAAACAAAAACTGTGGGAAGAACAAAAGACCAAAGCAGTCACTGACCTACAGAAAAGCATCGATGTACTGTCAACTATTGATATTGAGCAAGAGATCTCAAATCAACGTGCTCTAGAAGAATGGAATAAGAATAAAAAGGAACGTGATAGAGTACAGGCTCTGTTGGCTAAGTCTATAGCCACACTAGAAAAAGAACAAAAGACTCTTAAAAAACTAGAATCTGAGTTGGTCTTGTTAGCTGAACACAAGTGTCATAGCTGTGGTCAGGATCTGCATGACCACAAGCACGAAGAAATGATGACTAATAAGGTCAAACAGATCGATGACGCACAGTCCTTTATAGATAACCATGCCGATGATCTAATGAAACTGCAAGGCGAAATGGATCTACTAGGAGAACAAACTGATTGTCCTAAGGTTGTCTATGAAAATCTAGAAGAAGCACTTAATCATAAGAACACTATCGAAGGCCTTACTAAAGATCTACAGACTAAAACTTCTGAAGTAAACCCCTATCAAGAACAGATCGAAGAACTTAAGAAAACTGCGGTACAAGAGATTGATTGGGATCAACTAAATGAACTAGTACGAGTTAAAGAGCATCAAGAGTTTCTATACAAACTACTCACTAACAAAGATAGTTTTGTACGCAAACGCATCATTGATCAGAATCTAGCGTTCTTAAATCAGCGATTGACCTATTATCTCGATAAGATTGGTCTGCCTCATATCGTCGAGTTTCAAAATGACCTAAGTGTCATCATTACACAGCTAGGTCAAGATCTAGATTTTGATAATCTAAGCCGAGGAGAACGTAATAGGTTGATACTAAGTCTAAGTTGGGCGTTCCGTGATGTGTGGGAGAATCTATATCATAACATCAACTTGCTGTTTATTGACGAGTTAGTAGATAGCGGCATGGACGCCAGCGGTGTTGAATCTAGTATCGCTGTATTAAAACGCATGACTCGTGAACGCGATAAGAATGTGTTCTTGATCAGCCATAGAGATGATCTAACTAATCGTGTAAACCATGTGTTAAAAGTTATTAAAGAAAACGGTTTTACTAGTTATAGCAATGACGTGGAGATCGTAGCGTGAACATCAACAGTAGAATCATAGCTTTGTCAAACATGACCCTTCTTAGGGCAGAAGTTCCTGTCAATCTTTTAAGGATAATGTTAGATGAAATAGATCAAATAGAAAAAGACGAGGGGTCTGCAGAAGAAACTAAGTCTGGACTATCTTCTCCTGGCGTTCCTAAGCACTATAGATTTACCAAGTCTACAGAAGATCTACTAAAGGAGTATATTTTAGAATGTACTCAAATGTATAGAGAAAGTTGTCACTATTTAAAGACCTTTGATTCTCCTAAAGTTGAACCGCAATATTATTGCGAACGTCCATGGATTAACTTTCAAAGAGCTGGAGAGTTTCTTCCTAATCATATGCATGGCGGTGTACTAAGTTATACCATATGGCTAAGGATTCCGGAAGTCATTGACGATACTAAAGATCCATTCTCTGGACAACTAGAGTTTACCTACACAGATATGCTAGGAAGAACTCAAGGTGCTACTATGGGTGTTAACAAATACAGCGTTGGACAGACTATGTTATTTCCTAGTCTACTAAGACACTGTGTATATCCATTTAGCAACTCTGACGAAATACGAATATCTGTATCAGGTAATGTGTTTCTTGGACAAGAACCGTGAGTACAGAATCACACGACAAGATGATTGCTGCTTTTCAAGAATATTTCAAGTGGCAAGAACGATTTGAATACAAGCACAGCGACGAAGCTGGCATTAAGGCACGATTTTGGCTATCAGAAATACGCAATGAGGCATCAAAAAGGCGAGTAGAAATACAAGAAAAACGCAAGGAAAGGCGCAAAGCCAGAAAAGGCATGAGAGGCAAACCACTGTCTATAACTAAATGAGTGCAGTGGACATATCAAAATCAACCCGTAGAAGAAATACCTGAAGGCTACATTGGCTTCGTTTATCTCATCACCAACACAACCACCGGACAGAAGTACATAGGCAAGAAACTAGCACAGTTTAAACGTACTAAACCACCACTCAAAGGCAAAAAACTTAAACGCAGAAGCACAGTAGAAAGCGATTGGCGCGATTACTGGGGTTCTAGCGATAGGTTAAACGCAGATGTCCAAGCATTAGGTCCGGAAAACTTCACCCGAGAAATACTCTACTACTGTAAATCTAAGGCAGAAATGGGCTATTTAGAGGCTAGAGAACAGTTTGAACGCAGAGTTTTAGAAACTGACGAGTATTATAATGGCATTATAAACGTCAGAGTAGGCGGTTCAAACATACTTAGGCAGCGTCTAGAAGAGCATAAAAAGGCCAAATAATCGCCAAAAAAACCCGCACCGGTGACTGTTATGGTGCCCGAAATCCGCTCTGATGTGTGGCGGTAAGGAAGCTCTACCTTGGTGAAGAGCGACTCAACCACTATCCTTAACAGGACGTTGATAGCAAAGACCTTGCTGTTTGGTTGTTTTTGAGAGCGAAATAAGGCAAAATGAGGGGAGAAAAACCCCACGTATACGTAAGTGATAGCAGATTTACGTATGCCGCCGTTGTATAAAGACGGAGCTCGAGGTACCGGACAACCGCCTCTGTAATGCTCTACTGCTGTGTGACTTGCCGAACTCGGATAAAGCTCAAACTTTTAGCCCGGAAACGGGCTAAGTGTGACCATTAGAATCTGGATAATGCTAAACTTTCCGCTTCGCGGAAAAAAGATTTTTAGATCATCTAGATAAAAATCTAAAAAAAGAAAAAATGCGCTGAGCGTAAGCGAAAGCGCAAACGAGCGTTAGCTCGTTTTACCGATAAATAAACATATGAATACTTTTCTGCTTGAACAACATATGGCTGATTCTCGAGAAATACTAAGAGAATCCTGTTATTACCTAACTCTAGATCAAAGAAGGATTGTAGAAGGCTACTACCGCGACATGCTTCCACTGATCGAAGCATCATTAACCGCTGATCAGATCACACAGATATTTGGTGAGATCGAAAAGCAAAGTATCGCAGGTGGACAAAGCAGAACAGTCATTGGTGCTGGCAAAGATGCTATCAAGAAAGCAGATGAAATCATCAACAAAGCAGGACGTTGGCTACAGGACACTACTCCTGTTAAAGCATTTGATCAAAAGTTTGAGGACCTAAAAGCCAAGGTCGCTGAGAAGTTTCCAGATCTAGCAGAAAAAACCGCGGCCTTAGGTGAGTGGGTCAAGGCCAATCCTGGTAAATCAGCAGCAGTCATCGGCATACTCACAGCACTAGCTTCACTAGCAGGTGGTCCTGTAGGCGGTGCTATCGCTGGTCAGGTTTTGCGTGGTGCCAATGAACTGCTCAAAGGTGAGAAACTATCCACTGCTATTGGCAAAGGTATCAAGACAGCGGCTCTGGGTTATCTATCTGGTAAAGCCTTTCAAATGTTGGGCAACTGGATGGCTGGATTCCGTGAGCAGTCTATACCATTTGGTCCTGAGGATGCAGGACTTGAACAGATCAGTTGGGACGCTAGTAAAACACTAAGAGCTCCAGGCATGGAGTGGACACAGACCACTCAAGGATTCAATGCCTTAGTTAAACCTGAAGAAGCCAGTGCTATCCGTGCTGCGATGAATCTAGTTAAATCCGGAGGTGATGGTGCTGCTGAAGGTTTTGATCAACTTAAAAATATAGCAGACATAGTTAGAAGCCAAGAATATACGTCTAGCATGGATCAACTAGTCCAAGGTGCATGGAAGGCTGCTAAGGATAATGACAGCCTACTACAGTTTATCAATGCTACCAAGACTGGCATGCAGGCTGCTTCGCAGGGTGCAGTGGCAGCAGCTGGAGCAGCAGCACCAGCTAAACAAGAAAGTTATTATCTACAGACTCGTCCACTCAGCGAAGGACAGGTCTATATGATCGTGAATCGTGTTCTTACTGAAGCAGGATTCTTGGACAAGGCCAAGGAGCTAGGTGGCAAGGCTCTAGGCGCAGTGACCAAAGGTGTTGCCTGGGCAGGCAAACAGGCCACTGAAAAGGTCACATCCGC